AGCGACCCCCAATTTGAAATATTGGTTATCTTATCATCATCACCTGTATTAGCAAAGAACCACCCTTCAATCTGACCAGTAATGGTAATGGTATATGTGCCACCTGCTGCATAAACGTGTGTGACTTCAGGCTGATTGTAAACTGTAATGTCATCGTCATTGCCGTCTCCCCATTCTACATTGAAGTTATAAACCCCCGTAGAATGAAGTGGGAGAACAAATGTGTCGCTAGCTGAACCTGACTGAGTAGTGTCTACTTCAAAAACGAAGTCAGGATTAGCCGCAGTTCCTCCTCCTCCGCGAATTGGTCGAAGTCCTATTTTAGAACTGCCTATCATTGGTTATAAACAATAACGCTTCCGCTTGTCAAAGTGATGGCAGTAATAGCCTCACCACTTGGCACAACGATATACGCTCCAGCTTTTAGCGGAGTGCTTAATCCATAAGCGGCTAACGAGTCGGTAGTTCCTACGGTGAAAACGGTAACAACCGTGTCTTCCTGAGCGATGAAAGCGTAGCCAGTTAAGGAAGTGTGAGCGGCAACACCGAGAACTTTGCATCCTCGTCCGCCTAAAAGTTTTTGTGAATCAGTCATTTTTTAAGTTGGTATTTGGCAACTATTGTAGTTGTATGGTTGTGTAATAGAAAGGACGCAAGAGTGACCGCTTACCTTGTCATCAAAACGCTCGGTAAATGGTTCAAGTGTTACGCTTGTTTGTAGACTTAATTCGGTTGTATGTAACTGCCTGAAGTAAGCAACGAAGTCCAAAAGAACTTGAATCGTATCGCTCATTACTTCTTGCTCGTTCTCTTCTCCCGGAAGAACTCTGTCCATTGCCAAGAGTCGAATGTTATAAGTTAAAGTTCGCTCAGAAAGAACAACGCTCTCCTCAATCGCCCAAAGAACAAGGTAGTCAAGTTCCTTCGGGTTGATTTCCCAAACGTCCCCGTGTCCGTACTGCTTCACTTGAAGGTGTGCGGTCGCCTCGTTTTCTATGAGTTGCAATATTTGGTTGAGAGTGTACAAATTTCTTTAGCTTTTCGAGATTCTTACGATTTACGTTTACGCTCATATTTATCTTCAAGGCTTATGTTTCGTCTTGTGTTTCCTAGAAACATTCCAGTTGTATATGTTCGGGTGTCAGGTTGAATAGTATCAAGTCCACTATTTGGGTTTTGGTAAGCTGGATAATCGTTACTTTTTTCAAGCAAGAAATTAACCAACCTCTCCGTGTACCATTCGGCTTTGTCCTTGTACCGCTTCTGAATGAAGTTTATCTCATCGAGTGAAGCGTTAGAACTGTTCTCACTTGATTGTTGGTGCAGTCCTTTGTTAAGGAACTTGTAACTAATCGCGGTCGGTGCTTCGGCCTGAACCCAGTACAATAAAGAAGGTTGAATGTAGTCCTCCAATAATGTCTCGTTAGCCGTTGTTAAACTTGAGGTCGTTATCTGAGTTTTTAGTTCATCGTAAAGAGTAGTTCCAATCTTGTGCTGAATGTGTATATCTTGGCACATCAATACAACGGGGCGAAGGTATTTGAAGTCAATATTCTCGTGTAAAAGAGTATTGTCTTTTAGGAAAGTTTCGGATATGAATAATACGTTAGCCATCTTACTTTTTAACCTTCATTAGTTTCTGCTCCCAGTAGTGCCGACAATGGTAAGACTTGCCCCAAAAGCCACCGCCTCGCATCCATACATTACGGTTTTGACTTACTCCGATGTTTTGAATTTCGTCAAGTTTCCAGCTTCTCCCGGATTCGGTTTCTGCCACAAGTTCACGGCAAAAGTCGCGGCTTGTTGGAATAATAGAACTGCCGCTTGCTTCGGGTCTTTTCTCGTAAGTGTAACGAATAACGAACTCCTCCTCAACTGGTGGAATTTCTTTAAGCAATCGTTCGCCTTCTTTGGTTACATTAACGACTCTTTGAGTAGAGTCTAGCACTTCGCCAATTTCCAACACAATAGCGTTTGCTTCATTAAGTACCTGAAGCCCAGCCATAACCCTCTCGATTGATAGTTGTAACTGCTCTGCAATAGCTAGGAATGGCGTTGATGGATTCTCTTTTAATATGTTTAAGATAGCCGTATCAATTGGGTTCACTTCCGCAAACCAGTACTTTCGATTAAGTTCTTCGTGTAAACTTGCTGAGGTCTCAGATTCAAAGTTTAAAGCCTTACCGTTTCCTACTGCTTCGTAATCCGTAGAGCCGCAATTCTTGAAGTGTTCAATTAATAAGTCGTCCTCGTCTTTTGAAGTCTTAGCCGCTTCTAGTGGTTTCTCAAGTTTTGGAAGTCCAACCTTCTCGCGAATTTCTTCTTGAGTCATTACCGAAGTAACGGTAGACTCTGAGAACTGCACCGAAATAGGCTCGGTATCTTGGATGTAAAGACGGTTAGAAAGACCTTGCAGAGAAGCCAACTCGTTAAACACTCGCTCAATAAATTGTTGGCGGTTGTTTATGTAGGTATTTTGGAACAACTCAAACGAATCAACTAATTGATTTCTGCTCGTGAAGATTCCGTCTTCTTTAATACCGAATAAAGCCGGGTCGGTTACTTGGTGGCCAGCGTAGATTTCACGTTGAACGGTCTTGTTTAAGATGTCGAAACGCTTATCGAAGTCGTTTCCGTTTAGTTGCTGAATCTCAACGCCTCTATCTCGTGAGTCTGCGAAGTTTAACACTATTGAATTAGCGTTATCAGTTCCCGTAAACTTGTCCTTGATTTGTCGCTCGATTTCTTCTTGTTCCTCAGCCGTTGGTTCTCCGTTGTAGAATGAAACAATCGTGCCGCCTACAAAGTTATTTTTAACTGCGTTCAAATGGAAATTAGCAATTTCAACATCTAACTCAATGTAAGAAGTCGAGCCTAAATAGGTCGGTAGTGGGTAATATTTGCAGTCAGGCGAATAACCTTTAACGTAAAGTAGTTGTTTTCCGCTTGGCTCTTTCCAGTTAAACGCTTCTATCTTCTCAACGACTGGGTTGTGTTTGCTCCAGTCTTCCGAGTAATAGTAACAAGAGCCATCTTCATTGCTTCTGTACCTCGCAAAGTCAGCGTGATATACTGCCGCAATCTTGTCGTTAAGTTGATTGTAAACTATCTCAAGAGCGAAGCCGTTGTAAAGTTCGTAATCAAGTGCAACCTTCTCTAAGATGTCGTTAAGGCTCTCGTATTGGTTCGGGTGATTGATGAACTCTTGTAACTTCGCAAGTCCTAACGTGTCCAACCCTTCAGCGTTAACCGCCCAACCTTGTCCTACTACATAATCCTTTTTTGAGTTGATTATAGCGTGGTTCTTTGCGCTCCTACGGTAAAGGTCAAGAAGATATTCGGGATATCGGTTCTTGTATTCGCCTTCGTCTCCGAATAGAATCCAATCTTTGCCCCTTGCCTCCTTGAAGGTCGGGACTTTCTGAGTACCGAAATTTAATACTTTAAGAGCCATAAACTACATAATTAGAGTTACCGCCTGAGTAGCTTGTAACTGGTGTGGTTGTTCCCGTAACTTTCACGATTCCGCTTTCTAATTCAACTAAGCCAGTAGGGTCAAGGTTAGAACTTGAGGAGTTCGCATAAACATAGTAACGCCATTGTCCTTCGGTCGTCATTTCGACTTGAGCGTTTAAGTTGTCCGGGCTTGTTTGTTCTGTTATTACAAATTTATTGAAGCGTTCAGGATAGCCGCTTGAGTCGGTTGCAATGCAATACTTCACCGCTTCGGTGTTGTCGCTTTGAAACTTGAACAAGTAATAGGTTGCCGTACCCCTTTCTTTGAGGGTTAAAGCTAACGTGTTCGCGCTATTTCGTTCGATGTTTATCAAACTGCAAGAACAACGTATTCGATATCAACATCTGCCGTGTCAGCTTGTGCGCTAATCACATCAATCTCCTCGTAAGTTGAAAACGCCCCAGCCGCTACTTTTGCCTCAAAGTCTCCAGTTGACAATAAGAATGTTGCACCCGCAGAAACTTTAACATCAACGGTCTCCGCACCGCTCTTCTTAAATCTTACGCGAATGTGATTAGTGTTGTCGAGGTTCGTAATTCTAATGTAACGAATTGACGCTCTAACGAATTTACCTTGTCCGTTGTCAGAGTTCAACTCTATCAAGTCAATCTCGTTAGCTGAGTCTACGGTCATAACCCTACGGTCAGCCTCCGCAACGTTTGAGATTGTGCGAGAATGTGAGCCGCCTCTATCAACTCCTCCGAGTGTTAGCGATTCTGTAATTTGTACGGTTGCCGTTGTGGCAGTTACGGTTGATGCCATTAGTATCTTTTTCTTTAAATAGCAAAATGTTGTTTTTGTGCCATCTGAAAAAAAAGAAACCCTCACCGAATGGCAAGGGCTTCAAAACAGAACTAAGAAAAGAACTCCCGAAAGGAGAGCGTAAAGATAGTTAAATTATGCTTGAGTTGTATCGGTTACGTCAGCAACAAGAGCCGAAGTTATTGAAAGCATCGGTTCTTTTTCCATTCCTGAAAGCGTCAAAGAATAACCGCTCAAATCTGCAAAAGCCGTTCCCGTTGCTGAAGTTCCAGCATTTAACTCAAGACCGTTTTCGTAACCAGCAACCCAGTAGTTACCATCGTTAGTTTCTACGATAGCAACAAGTCTTTGTTGAGCAAGTAGCTTGATTTCGTTTCTTTTGTTAACGTCTAACTTTGAAAGAACAACCACTACTTCAGGAGTGTAGTAAACCGTTCCATTTTGGGAAGAACCGTTTATTGTTTCTGTTAAAGAAGATGTTTCTTTTAGTTGGTCGTAAATGAAGAAGGTAGCCGTTGCGGTTATTGCAGTAATTGCTCCAGCCGATACGGTCGGAGACAAAGCAATATATTCATCAAGGTTTGCCAATCTAACGCTCTTCACTCCGCCAACTGCATCGCGGCAGTCAAG